CTTGAGTCCTCTTGTTGCTTAATTGATTCTTTCTGTTCTGCAATCTTGCTCTGTTGATCTTGGGAATCCTGTGCAGTTTTTGCACCAAACTTACGGAACAAATCCTCTGGAGTGCCTTTTGGAGCCTCTTTAATATCTGCCTTAAAGAAGGCATCGGCTTGCTTTACAGCGGCATCTCTTGCGGCTTTATCAGTAGCGGCATCTGGAATAATCCTATTGGGAGTTTGTGCTACGGGTTCGGCAACGGCAGTATCAGACATATTATTTTTTGGTTATGGTGTGGTTACTTGCGAAGGGAAACTTCTTCTTCAGTTAAAGTGTCATCTAAATCGGGGTCAATATCTAAATCATGTGACCCTACTTTGCTTTGGATAAGTTTAGGCTTGTCAACAGCATAAAAGGTATTGTCTTCCGCATCGGACGCATACTCTTGCAAAGCCCTAAATACGGCAACTACGCTGGCATGATCACTCTTGACCAGATCCTCGTAGATTGCTGTTTTAAGTTCGCTATAGCGTTTGTCGTTAATGATTGCGGCGGCAAGGTTTACTACGTTTATATCAGCCATTTTCTTGTCCTATTTGCGGGTTGCTTTGGGTTACTGCCTCTTGACCTTGGATAGCTTGTTGTTGAGCCATCATATCTTGGGCATTCATTTGTTCGTTATGACCAAATTCTTGTTCATGCTGATCCTGCATAATTGCGGTATCATATGCCGCTTTTGCGCGACGAATCTGAATCTCGTTTGCGGCTCTTGCTCTTTTGGTAGCAAGATCAGTTGCTACCCTTTCCATTGCATTGGAGTTATGCAGTTGGGCTTTTTGAGCCATTGCCGCTAATCTGATGTCTTCCTTCTTTTGTAGGAAGTTTGCTTGGATAGATTCTTTAGCAATCAATGCCTGTAGCTTGATGTCATCTGGGCTTTGGGCTTGACCTTGACCCTGTTGTTGCTGACGAGCCTTTTCAAGCTGTGCAAGTTGGCTACCAAGTTCATCGGTTCCACGCTGGAGCTGTTGCATCTGCATACCAAATTCTTTTGCCACTTCTTTCTTGGTTGGATCTTTCTGAATAAATCCAAGGTGGGCAACCATATGCGGCCCTTTGAATCGCATGAGACAGGCGTAGATGTCGCGGATAAGTTCAATAGCCTCATCGGGTAGTGCTTGAGCTTCCTGCCCACGAGAGGGGGCTTGCGGATTAACTCCACCCGATTGGAGGGCTTGTTGTGCCTCTTGCATAGAAACCATTGCATCTTGGATATGTCCTTTGAAATGCTCGACATGGTTCTGATCGGGGTAAACTCGGAAGTTCGCAGGATTGCCCTTGGGGTCAGTCATACCAATGTTTTCCATTGAAATGATTCCCTGTTCATCTGGAATATCAACCTTGGTTTGTTTGACGTATCGGTTGACATTTTGACGACCATTAAGAGCCGCAATAGCATCAGCGATAGCATTGGCTTGCCCTTCATTCATTGGAGTCATGCCCGTGAGTGATACGGTTTGCTGTGCCGCCATCAGTTTGTAAGATGGACTTCCAGAACCAGAAAGCATATTGCTCTCCAAGTTCTCAATGTTTTCCCATTTCCAAGCCTCTTTTGGAACTCCATTTTCTTCCATGAAATCCACAAACTTTTGTTTGAGCCTGTATCCATTTCCACCCTTGGTTGTATTGCTCATCCTCTTGTAGAGCATACGAAGCCATCGGGTTTGATTGTCATTAAATCGGCGAATTTGTGTTCCTTGGAGCTTTGCAGATTCAGCGGCATCAAGTTCAGCCTCTCCCTTTGTCCTTTGTTTGCCACCTTTAGTCGATTGGCTAATGTTGTATGCACCAATTCCTCGGTACATATCGGCTTGATAGAATTGGATTCCAGCTAGGACTTCTTGGAAAGGAATATTGACTGATACCTGTTGAGGTTCAACATCTTGTGGAAGAACCATCCAAGGCATCCACTCCATTTGCTTTAGTTTTTTAGTAGCTTCAGCAGATCCACCCTTGAACATGAGGCGTGTATTCCAATCAACAGAATCCATGAAACGATTCATGTGGATGTCATAAGCACGACATTGGATAAAGATAGATTCAGCAAGACCTTGGATTTCGTGCCAAATACCAGATCCCGTGGAATCGCACATTGGGGCAATGATGTCATCCCATCCATCTCCACCCTTTTCAACCCAATCTTTGCGATAATAAAGGAATCCTGTCTGGTCGCGGTATTCCTCCTCGCTCAGATCCTTGCGTCCGTTTTCTTTGTAACCAAGGACAAGACCTCCATAATTTTGGAGTAGGAGCATCTTGGAAATGCTTCCGTTAAACTCCATGATATAAAGCTCATACAATTCAATGCGTAGAGTATAAAGACGTGAAAGGTTTAAGTTGCCACTAGCAACATCACGCAACCATTCCGTATTGGTATAAGTATTGCGGTAGTTGGTAGTGAACATTCGCAAGGCATCAACGCAAGCCCAGAAGTTCCAACCCATTTCGGTAGCATACGCTCTTGCCTTTTCTGGATCTTCTTCACCGCCAGTAATCTTCAACCAAAACTCAAGCGGAGTATAAGAACGTTTAATGCAAAGCTCTCCAAGGTTTGTAAGATCGGCAAAAGTCTTGTCTGGTATAAGAACATTGGAATTATGGAAGCTCTTGGTAGGCCATCCGTCACGATCCTCGGCAATTTCAAATCCCTTTCCATACAGGGTCATCTCCTCAACATCTAGTTCAACATTGTAGTTGTAGCTGTTCCACGCACGAAGCATTCGATCAAATCCAACACCAATAAGATCACTCCATTCCTTTTTCTCGGTAGGATTTCCTAACTTTGTGGTAATGGTTGCGGCAGTATTACGCTCCATCACCATGTCAACAAAGCTGGACTTCTGATTGTCTACAATAAACTTCATCTGACGGAATGGAACATTGCTCATTCCCGAAAGCTGGCGGGACGCAACTTGGCTATAATCAGTAGGGGGGAAACCTTTATAGCACTTATAGATGCGTCCCCATTTGCGCTCACGACCAGCGTTATCTAAACGCAAATTCCAACAAATTGTAAAAGCATCATTGGCAGTCTGGACACGGCTAGTAGGAGCAACTCCATTAGAATTAATGGTATTGAATCCCCAAGAGGAGACTCCTTCACGATTAACAATCTTTTTTGTTTTTGCCATTATCCAAGAGTTTTATTCATTGCCTCACGGCGTTTTTGACAGGAAGGGCAATTCTTTGCCCTCTTCTCCAATTGAGCATTAATGCCAAATGTAGAAGCTACCTTATCACCAAGATGTGCAAATTTGTGGATTACATTGGCAACGGCATCACCAGCTTCTTGCCAGCAATATTGCCCCGGAATCCTTTGACAAATTTGTTGCTCAATAAGGTATTCTAAATTTTCGGGAATGGCGACATTTTTATTTGCCATGTCAGATTTCACTTTTTGGAGAAATTGTTTTCCAAATGTGAGATCCATTCCATTAACGCGATAAGTATTACCTTGATCGTCGCTATATTGATACCAAAGTCCAGTTGGGATAGGGCCGTTGCGATCTTTTAATCTCATGGTTGAACCTCTTTCTTGCCTTTCTTATATAAACTTGTCAATATTTTTATACATGGAATACAACGGATTGAGTCTGCAATCACCACAGGACACAACATATGGGCTTTCTTTTTTGGAAAGTGTTCCACAATTTATTCGTGAACTAACGGCATATCGTTTGACCCGTGGAGAGTTTGGCAGGAGAGAAAGAATCAAAAGGAAAATAAAATTAGAGGATTGTGACTTAAAAAACCCTGCACAACACATGGTTAATTGTTTCCAATTGATTTATGGCAATGATGTTTTGCTCCATTCTCAAGGGATACCAAACAATTATGCCCTAGACATAATAGACTTGTTCTGCAACGAGAACGATTGGGGTATTGCAGGGTGCGCTAGTAGTGGAAAAACCTTTTCGGTTGCGGCTTGTATCGTGATTGATTGGCTGTGCGCCCCAGATTGTACTTCAACTTACGTTGCTTCTACCTCTTTGGATGCTTCTGAAGACCGATTGTGGGGTAAGGTATGTACCCTTTATCGTATCGCAATGCGTAATTTACAGGCTAAATACGGCAAAGATACTTCTATTGGAAACCTTGTAGAGTACCGCAGGATGATTGTTTTTGAGTCAATTGATACCCGTGATGCTGAAAGAGACTACACAAATGCTATAAAAGCCTTGGCTTTTCCCCGTGGAGGTGAGGGTAAGCGGTCAGTAGAGAACACAAGGGGTCGTAAGAACGCTAGGATGCGTCTATTTCTTGATGAGTTGGCTGAAATGGATCTGTATGCCCTTGATACTCGCGTGAACCTTGGAGCCAATCCTGACTTCATATTTGGAGGTATGGCAAATCCTTCCAATACTTCCAACAATCCCCATACAGAGTTGTGCCAGCCAGACGATCCTATGGAATGGGATGCTGTAAACCGATATACCCATAAATGGAAAACCCGAACAGGGGTTGCCTTACACCTTTCTGGAGAAGAAAGCCCTAATTTTAAGTTACCAGATGCCGAAATACCTCCATTTGATAGGTTTCTTACAATCCAAGGAGAGGCGGCTACCCTAAAGCGGTGTTATGGCAATAAGAATGCCCTAGAATACTGGCGAAATGTGTATGGTTGGTGGCCCGATTCCTCTGTAGAACTCACAATTTTCTCAAAACAGTTCATCCAAGCCTGTGATATTGCTTGGGAACCTACTTGGAGCGATAGAACCAAGGTTGTTTGCGGCTTTGACCCTGCTTTTACTGCTGGTGGAGATAGATGTGCCGCTACATTTTGCCGATATGGGCCGAATGATACTGGTAGAAGGGTTGGTTTTTACCTTGGCACAAGAGAATATAGCTCATCTGTGGGCGATGTTTTTGAAGAAAGCATTGCAATGCAGTTGGTTAAGGATTGTTTAGAGTATGGAGTCCACCCAAGAGACTTTGGATTGGATATATCTGGTGATGGCGGCAAGATGATGAGGGCAATCATCATCGAATGGAGTAAATTCCATCCAGAGGCTATGTTTGTATTCCCTATCTCTTCTATGGGAATGCCGACTGAACGAAAAATCAGCAATATTGATAAACGTACTTGCAAGGAAGCCTATGATCGTTTGGTTACGGAGTACTGGTTTGCAGTCCATACGGCTATGTCAACAAGAAGTTTAGTTGGCATTGATGTGGAAAAACACAGCTTAATGGTAAACGAACTTTGCAGTAGGCTTTATACACATAAGGGCAGGAAGGTTGCCGTTGAAAAGAAGCTGGATATGAAACAGCGTATCAAGAAGTCACCCGATTTGGCTGACTCTTTAACCTATGCCGTCCAGATGCTCCGCAAGGCGGGACTAGAGTTTACTTTTGAGGAAGAAACGGAATCCTTGGATATTCTAGAGATCCGTGATTGGGAGGAGAAATTGGTTTATGCTGAAAAAGGTGTGGGGAATGAAGTAGAGGATGAACAAGATTGGGGGTATGGCGGTAGCGGTGTTGATCCCGATGGATTTTGATGCTTGACAGATTTTACGACTCATGGCATTTTCATCGCATCTGAATGATTGCGCCATTCTGATCCCATAATTTTCCTCAAAGAAACAAAGGGCCGTCGAGTGGCGCATCACTTGGCGGCCCTTGCCCGTTACAGCAAGTGAGGATGGGCGTGTATTCGTACCACGCGATCCAACAACAACGGCTTTGGAGAATCAAAACTCCTTACCCGATGAGAGAGAAGGGAAACACCCTGCATCTATTTTGGGGTGCAGTAGTTTCTTTTCT